TTTAATAGTGATCTTCATGCAGTCTCTGATATTGAATCGATACAAGGTGAGCCATTACATATTGCCTTCGACTTTGGTTTAACACCGGCTTGTATTGTGATGCAGGTGTCAGCGCGTGGTCAAATGAGGGCGTTAAAAGAATATATTGGGACAGACATAGGATTGCGATCATTTGTTGAGTCAGTAGTTCTACCAGGTCTTGCGAGGGATTTCCCTTATTGCCAAATAGGAATATCGGTGGGCGATCCAGCAGGCAATGCAAGAGATCAAATACTTGAAGAGATGAGTTGTATATCTGAATTAAACTCATTGGGTATTAAGACGATTGCAGCCAGGACAAATGAGATTGATTCAAGAATTGCGGCTGTTAGATTCTTTCTAAATAGAATGATTGATGGTCGACCTGCATTTATATTATCTAAGAAAGGTTGTCCCGTATTGTATGGCGGTTTTGTTAGAGATTATGTTTACAAACAATTAGCGGTAGCAGGTGAAGTTAGATACAGAGATAAGCCCGATAAGAATATGGCATCGCATATCAGTGATGCAACACAGTATATATGCTTGGAATTTGCAGCTGATTTTATTACTAAAGATAAAAAACCAGAAAAACCCATAGACATGTTTAACCCGGTTATGCGTTGGACTAATTAGATAAATACATTATGAATAAATGTTTCATTAAAAACTGTGATAGAAAATCAGAGAAACGATCGATGTACTTGGCACATTATCAGAGATGGAAAAGACTTTGAGGATATTTTAGTGAATGATAATAGAAAAAACCAATCTTACATTTGTATGTTTAAGTTGCGGTAAGGAGGGAGCGTTAACAGACTTGATAAAGCAATATAATAAGCAAATAAAGAAACTGTATAGCAGTTAATGATAGAATAACTAAAGGGAATAGTTATGCTGCAAGTGAGAGATGACGAGCAATGGATGGTCACGAACCATAAAAAGTTAAGACATCCAAACAATAAGCAATTTGTAACAGCACGCGTGAATGTTATCAATGGCAAGAAAGTAATGTCGATATCGATTGGTTTGGATGTCTGTGAGCTAATCGAGTTTAATAAGAATGACAGGGTGAATGTCTTTATCAATAAGTATGATCGCCAATTCTTAATCATCAAAAAAGATGAGCTGCGTTTATGGCGGTGGTCTTGTTAAATATCTTACTGTTTGTTTGAATGGCGATAATGTTCTATTGGCAGTGGCCGATTATCAGGGCTATGAACAGATGGTTTATGATAGAGAGAACGAGTTAACTCATGAGGATAAGTTATGACTGACGACCAAAACCGCAAAGAGATAGGTGAATCTATGAGCTACCAAGAAGCATTAGATGGCATAAAGAGATGTACAGAAGCATTTATCAAGCCTGCTGTTGATCATATAATGAAAAAATTAAAGGAGAAAGAAGATGACTCCAGAACAGAATAGAAAAGAAGTATTATCCAACGACAAAGATATAGTTCGTCAAGTCCCTGGTATATTGACAGACAAGACTGGCGTTGCTAAGCCACAAGAATTGCGTAATGAAGAATTATTTTATAGAGCGATTGCTAAGTAATGAATATATGCAAACATGGCAATAAAATTGTTTATTATTGGCCACCATCAGAATGTCCAACATGTATTTGGGAGAAAAAAATGTCTTGTAAATGTAAAAATCCAGATGGAACAATAGCGGAAAAATGTTGTGGTACATGTAAATCAGAATTGCAAATTCTTCAAAGTCAAATGACGTCGCTAGTGTATGAGATTGCCAATCTTCCTCAGCTAATGATTGAAACAAAAGAGTTAGGATATAAACGTGGTTTTAAGGAAGGGTTTGAGGTTGCAAAGGATATCTACGAATGACAGAAGAAATTATTAACACCAATAAAATACATTCTCAACTTATTATTAATGCGGCAAAACGTGTATTAACCGGATATATTGATTCGTTAGAAATTGATGATGATGTTGAGAAAGTAAAAATTCTTATTAGTTTTAGTATCAATGTAGTTTGCCAACTTATGGTAGATAATATTGAGCATAATATAGAAACATTTCATGCGGGATTTGCGTTCGTTATAGAAGACATGAATTCTTGGAAAGATCACTATTTGTCTAATAATCCTTATAAGTCGATTAATGAGAAGTTGAAAGAATATAATTAAGGAATAGAAAATCATATATCTTGCGGTGGTCAATGTTATGCCTTGTGAAGGCAAAGGAGTTTTATGGAGTTAATGACATTCATTACATTTGATAAATTTGGTTATTATTTGTCTACTATATATAACACTTATTATAGATAGTTGTAATTTAAGAAATGAGTAGGATTTAATAGAGTTATTTATGTAATATTACGTATTATTATAGCGTACTGTATTGTGATGTCGTGTTGTGTGAAGTCAAGTAATGTTAGGCTTGGTAAGGGTTTTAATAAATTATTATTTTGTATTGACGTGTTTAGTAGCGATTTGTGCAGTAGGGTACTGATCTGTAAAGTATGATAATCTACGGGTTTTAATAAATTATGCTGTTCTGTATTGCCATGCTCTGTCTTGAGCTGTTCGGTCATGAAATGTAGAGTAAAGAAATGTAAGGGTTTTGATTCAATATCTAGTGTTGCACTGTAGTGTAATGTTATGTTGTGCAAAGCGAAGTAAGGGCTTTAATATTAACTTAAAGGAATATGAATGAAGATTGATATAGAAATAACCGGAATAACTCCTCTTTTAATGAACCGTTTTAATATCGATGAACAAAGTAAAGTTAAAGAAAAGAATCTAACCCCGCGTGAAGCAGCTCAACGAGTTTGCTATGTAGATGAAAACCAAAAACTTTATTATCCTACTACGAATATATATGCTTGCATTATTGAGGCAGGTAAATTTCACAAAGACGGAAAAGTTAAAGTAACTACAGCGCGTAGTTCATTAATTCCGGCTGGTGTGATGATTGATGGTGAGACCGTTTATTTTAAGATTCCAGATGAATGGGAAGTGGATAGTCGTGCGGTGGTAGTACCATCAACTGGCGGTCGTATTGTTTGTCATAGGCCACGATTAGATACATGGAGTCTAGATTTTACGTTGACATTAGATGTTAAAATGTTTAGTCCGAAGTTCATTCGAACTCTGATTGATGATGCGGGTAGCAAGGTTGGATTAGGTGATTTTAGGCCAGCACGTAAAGGTATTTATGGTCGGTTTGTTGTGACTAGTTGGAAAGAACATATATAAATTGTAATGTAATGATCTGTCCTGCTTTGTTGTGTGTTGTATTGTATGGTTTTGTAAGGGTTTTAATATTGAATTTTTCGCACTATAGTAATGTGGCGTGCTGTAGTGTCTTCTGCTGTGCAGTGAACTTTATTAAGGGTTTTAATAAATTATTATTTCGTTTTATCTGGTGTTGTAATCTGGTGTGATGTGATGTTGTGTTTTGCTTCGTACGGTTTTTAAAAGGAATTAGTCTATGACAACTATGCTTTCTTGTTCTTGAGAAAATATTTAATTAAGGTGAGTTATGATGCGACCATTGTATCCTGGTGAAGTGGTATTTAATGAAATACAACCACCAAGATTAGGTTTTATTAAAAAGCCAACTAAAAAGAAAAAACAGAAAGGATGGCATTCATATTATGATTGGTGGTTGAGCAAACAGCGCGTAGAAGTTTGGATGAATATTCATGATTGTTCATTTCCTTTTGCTCGGAACACTTTTGACGTGAGTATAATTAGCGATCCTACAACTTGGAGTTAGATTGTGACTACCAAAATAGTTAAATCCATCAAGTCAAACAAATGGACTAAATCCAAATCTTATCATGATGCTCATGAATATGCGTCCGAGAAAGAAAAGAAGAAATATCCTAAGCAATATCGAAAACTCAATAAATGGATTGAAAAAAACACGAAGCCTGATGAATATGTTGGAATGAATTATAAAGACGGCAAGATAGAAGAAGAAAAGAAAGTACCGAGGAAGTATAGAAAAGAGGTTGCATACCATGAAAAGGTTGAATTAACTAAACATAAAAGGAAGTAATAATGAAATATCAAGAAGCAGTCGATTCCTTGTTGAAAGGTTTGTTTGTCACACGCGAAGTTTGGAATGTTCAAAATGGTTATTTAGCTTATATGCCTGGTATAACCCATTTCTTAAGAGTTAATACCCAACCAAAACCTGAAGTAATACCCTGGGCTGTCAATGTTGAAGATTCAATTGCCGATGATTGGACTGTTATTAATCCATTTGCTGAAAAAGTAGAAGTACAAAAAGTTGACGCGGCGTAGTATTATATGTATTGGCCGACGATACTAGGCTTGGAAGCGCAATATTCCTGTTCTTGCAAATCCGAGAAGGCGTATTAAACAACGCCCTAACACGTCCGATGGAAAATAGGCCACTAATTATGGTAATTGCGGCGTGGACAGAGACACGTAGGTAAGGTTATTAAGGACTTGATAGGCTTCCCTGAAATAAATTAACCGCCGCCCGAGCCTTCTATGGGCTAGTCAGTGCAATTCTGACCGATTACCAATTAATTTAACCCGATGAAAAGGAGTTCATCATGTCAGTTTATTCATTCACAATTAATTTTCCAGGCCAAAACAATGGCGTTGTTCCACGCATTGGGCATCTTTATGCGCCAAATGATGCATTATCTGTTATTGCTGCCGCTGGTTATCTAGATTCATATATTTTAAGCCAAGGGTTTAGTGTATTACCTACTGATGTCATATGCGCTGTTGGTTCTAATGGAACTCAATTTTATAAACCTGTGTTTACTGGTACATCTTGTCAATTAACTGTGTTGCCGTAAAAGATAAATCAAATTAATGATCCATTAACGCCAAGGATGGTGACATGGAACGAGAAGCGCATGACGTAAATGTCAAAGATTTATCGTCTGATGAAATCAATGAGATGGAAGAGCGTCGCATTGCTATGCTCAATGAAGCAGGCATTGATGAACTTGAAGTCTTAGAACGCACGAATAAAAATCTCAATACGTGGAATTCTTACTTTAACGAAAATATCGTTCGTGGCAAAGATGACATGAACTTTTGTCTTCGAGATCAATGGACGGCAGTTGAACGATCTGAATTTACGCGTCTTTTTAAACCTGCGATGACATTTAACAAGTTATACGATTCAGTAAAGAAAATCGCAGGCGAGCAACGCAAAAATAAGCCTGATTTAATAGTGCGATCTCTGACGGGGAAAGCCACTCAAGATCAAATAGACCTGCGAGCTGATTTAGTACGCACAATATCGTATCAATCTCAAAACGATCTTGTTTATCAGACGGCATTTAAAAGTGCTCTCATGATGGGTTTTGGTGCGTTTCAAGTCTTGATTGACTATGAATCACCACGAAGTTTTAACAAGGTAATACGATACGACATTATTCCTGATTCCACAATGTGTTCATGGGATCCAACCGCCATAAAACCTCATAAAGGCGATGGTAATTTCGTATCAAGGCGCTATGTCTATACGAGAGATGAATTCTTTGCAACTTATCCTTATGTGTTAAATCCCGTTTCCTATGTCGATCCTTACATGCTGCTCGATTTCCAATGGCAAACACGAGATACGATTATAGTCTGCGATGAATTTGTCAAAGAATGGTTCCCTTTGATTATTTATAAAGTCAAAGTTGGCGATCAAATCATGACGGCTGATGATGATAAATTTGATGATTTGATGAAGGCATTTAAACTCAAAATGGAAGTGGCAGGGGATGGAGAAGCCAGAAAGATTATTGAAAAACAAAAACCAATTAAATTACATGAACGACAAACGCAAGACTATAAAATCATGCATTATCGTTTGATACGCGATCGAATTATTGATTTTAGTGAATGGCCATCCCGTCAACTTCCTATTCCCTTTGTTGACGGAGATAGCTATTACATTGAAGGAAGGCAATATACCAAGTCTTTTATTCACGAAGCGCGCGATGCGCAAAAATCGCTTAATTATGCGATGTCAGAAACGATGGCTGAGATTAAGAATAGACGACGCGAACAGTGGCTAGGAACGCCCGACAATATCGTCGGATATGAACAAGATTGGCGTAATCCAGAGTTACAAATTGGTATGTTAAGAGCAAAGCCAGATCCTAAAACGGGTCAAATGCCGATGAAAATGCCTGCTTGGGAAATATCACAAGGTCTATTTGCAACGGCACAATCCAATAATCAGGCTTTGCGTGAAATCCTTGGCTTTTCTGAAGAAGAGCAAATGATGGGTAAGGATATCTCTGGAAAAGCACGTCGTGAACGAAAGTTGGAAGGTTCAATGTCAGCATATGTCTTCTTTGATAACTTGAATCAAGCTGTTGAACAAGGCGGGAGAATAGTCAATGATTTATTGCCTCATATCATTGGCGATGATGAACGTCATATGATTATCTCTAAAAAAGACGGTAAGTCAGATTCAATTATTTTGAATCACATGCAAAAAGATGGTTCTATTAAGAATATGTTGGAGAAAGGGGATTTTGATGTTGAGATAGATACAGGCCCAAGTTTTGCAGTCCAAAAAGATATTGCGCTTGAGTTCTTCCAGCAAACCCTTGCTAATAATCCGCAAGTATTTAACCTCATTGCAGA